CTATGAAAAGTATTTCAGCACACCAACAGCGGGATCCGATGGAGTGCCCGTTGGTGCGGGCGGCTTATCGTCGATGAATTCCAGGCGGTCGGGCGGCACGCTCAGCAGACCGGGCATCGAAGACATGTCCAACAATGGCGCTGCCGAATTGATGGAATCCAAGGCAACAGTGGTGATGGCGGATTCCACCATCTCCCACACATTGTTCAAACGCTCGATCAGTCGCACGGTCGAATCGACCGTCATTTCGATATAATTGAATGTCCGCGCGGGATAGTCAGAACCGACCAAATTGCCAGCACTCTTCGCATTCCCGGCTAGATCGATACCCGTGAGCCAACGCGCGCGATCCGGGGTCGAATAGTAATTCATGTCAACCCGTTCAATTTGTTCGACCAGCCCTGCCGGGCATTGGTCGAGAGAACTCACGAAAGGCAGATTTCGGCCACCTGAATACGGAGGGGAGCGGAACGTGGTTCCGCTCCCCTCCGGCCAGATCACCGGACGACGTCAGGCGAAGTCGGCGGTCAGGTAGGTGTTGGTGCCGCCCTGAACGGTGCCGGTCATCGAGAACCCACCACTCGTGGTGTTGGTCATCCGCAACCACAGCCGGTCGCCCACCGCCAGGGTGGCGGCGGTGTCCGGCAGGGTCAGCGCGTTCGTGCCGTTGACGAAGTCAGCGGTGCGGATCTCGGTGTCGTTGCGCATCAACATCACCCGCAGCACACCGAAGGTCGAGTTCCAGGTCGCGGCCAGCTGCACACGCGCGCGGACGGTCACCGATGCCGCGCCAGCGGCGATGATCTCGTCGTCGGCGACGACGGTGCTCTCGTACCCGGGGCGGACGATCCAGTCTGTGAGCTTTCGGTTCGTGACCGTGGCATCGATCTGCTGTTGACCGGCCTTGTTCACGCCCATCGGTGTGACCACCGACGCCGCCGCGATCGTGATGTGCGGCATCAGACCGTCCGCCCGTTCAGGCTGACCTGCAGCCCCTTGCCGGCCGGGTTGTCGGCGGTGGTGATGTGCACGGTGAGCCGATCGCCCGCGACGAAGTTCCACGGGCCTCCGACCGTGACGACAGTGTCGCCGACGTGTGCGGTGTCGGCGATGGTCGCCGTGGTCCCGGCGATCACCGTGCCGTTCTTGCGCAGTTCGGCGACCAGATTGCCGGTGCCCGCCGTCTCGCCGCGGTAGGTGATCGAGCTGACCTGGTACGGCCGCTCGATCCGCACGCCCTCGGGCATCACATTTCCGGCGCCGACGGCGCGGTTGCCGGTGTGTGACTTGAAAGCGATGTCGTACGCCTGCCCGGCGGCGGTGGGCGTGCGCGGGTCCGACAACCGGGGATCGGTCACCGAGACCGCCGAGATGGCGGCACGAGCCTCCCCCTCAGTGGTGGAACTCAGCAGTGCGTCGGCGATCTGCGTGAGGCCGGTGATCTCCCCTGCCGGGTGGGTGTGGAGGGTGGGGGTGCGGGCGTCGCTCAGCCGAGGATCGTCGCCCGCGACAGCCGTGGTGGCGCTCGAACCGATCGTCGGCGGAAAAGTGGCGGGCTTTCCACTGATTCCCGCCCACTGCGTGGTCCCCGCGGGACCACGGACCACAACACCCTGCCCAGGCGGAGTCCACCCGGTGACTTCGTCGAAGAGATAGAGCAGCCCGTCGGACTGCACGATGTACTGACTGCCATCGGGTGGACTTCCAGGAAGGTCGGCATAAATGGGTACCTGACCGTCGATCTGGATTCCGTGTCCGCGCTCGCCGCGCACCACCGCGTTGCCGGTGCTCGCCGGGACCGGTGAGACGAGGGTGAGGTCGATCAGCCCGGTCGAGCCGAGATCCGGGTCCTCCGGGTCCGGTCCGGGCTGATACTCACCGACGGTGAAGCTGAACGGTTCCAGTGGGACCGGGTCACCTTCGTAGTCGAGGTCGAAGGTGACTTTCCAGGTCCAGTCGCTGGGGTTGGTCGCCGCGTTGGGAGCGACCAAGCGGATTCCCCGCGCTCCCCGCCAGGTGAGATAGCCGAATTCGTCGAGCTGGCATTCGTAGTGTTTGGGCAACTGGACATAGGTGGCGGGCGCGGGTTCAGCACCGGCGACGAGCACCTTCGCCGCGTCCGCGGTGAAGGTGACCCGGCCGCTCAGCGGTGGGAACTCGGGCAGGTCGCCGATGTCGGGGCCGTCGGCGACGTTCGCGAGGAAGCGCCCGACGACCTTGCCGTATTCGAGCGGAGGGAGCTCGGCCATGATGTAGTGCCTTTCGGAGAGTGGGATGCGGTCAGGCCGGACGCGCGTAGACGATGACCTGGGCGCCGTACAGGCTGACGGTGTAGCGGCCGGAGCCATACGCGCGTCGGACGCTGACGTAGAGGGTCACCGTCCGGTTCGCGGGCACGACGCCGAGCGGCTGCGGCGGCGATGTCGGGTGCTCGTAGGCGGGGGTGACCATGGCGACACCGAAGCTGGGCGAGGGGGAGCCGACGCCGAGACCGACCAGCTCGCCTTCCTTCGGCTCACCGATACGTACCTCGATATGGCAGGCGGTGGATTGGTCTGTCGGCTTGCTGACCACGCCGACGATGCCTTCGACCACCGGCTGCCACGCCATCGGCTGGGCGGGGATGGTGATCGCGGCCAGGACCCGGTGATCGTCGTCGAGATTGCTGCCGCCGTTGAACTGTCCCTGCCCGATCGCCCACGGACCGACCAGCCGAGGACTCGGGATCGGGGTGAACTTCTGCTGTGCCCCATCCCAGGCAAGCACGAAGTTCTGGCCCAGAGCGTGCTCGGCGTCGATCAGCACGTCGTTCGCGTCCTGTAGGCGTCCCGCTGTCCCGGGCACGCCCTCATCACCAGATTCTCCACGCGGGAAGGTGATTTCGAGTTGCTGCTCGGGTGCTTGGCCGACGAACTGGGCAGCGGCGGCAGACCCGGTCGGCCCGGCGACTCCCGACCCTGTCATCCGGCTCGTCGCCCCACGGGGCCCACGTTTGCCGAACGCATTGCCGAAGGCGATGAACTCCAGGCCGGTCCAGAAGTACACAGCGTTATCAGCCACGACCCGCCAGGCCTTCCGGGCGTCAGCCGTGGTCAGTGCGAGCGCGCGCAGTGCGTCCACATCGGCGATGTCGCCCTGCCAATTCCACGGCCAGGCCGTCTCACCCGCGGGTCCCTGCGGACCCGCGGGCCCCTCGCGCATCTCGATGAGGGCTTCGCGGTCGACCAACTCGACAGGGTTGACCGTATACGGCAGTCCCACCGAGTCGGCCACACCACGCATCGTGATCATGATGTCGTCGTCGAACACCGGATTCTCGGTCATGTCACAACTCCGTGAGGGCGAGAGATTGCGGCGCTTCGGGCGCCGGGACGGCGACCGGCTGTGCCCAGCAAACGAGCTGAGCGCTACCGCGGGCGTAGTGGTAATTGGCCGTACCCAGGTTGCGACGCAACACCACGTGCAGTTGCGCCGGTTCACCGGCGGCCACCACCCCGACAGCGCTGTCCGGAGTGACGGCGGTACCGAAGAAGCTCTGAACCCGGCTGTAAGCACCGGCACCCGCGGTCACGCCGGTACCCAGCGCCACGATCTGGCCGGTGGCCGATCCCAGCCGAACCTCGGTGTCGACCCGGTGGTCGAACGAGGTGTTGAGCGGACGGGTGAAAACACCACCGGCGACCAGCGGACGCCAATCGGTGTCCTGCGCCGGGATGTTCAGTGTCGCCACTGAATAGGACGCACTCGAGATCGACGCCACCGAATTGACGAATCCGGCACTTCCGTCCCATGATTCGGCTTCGATAACCGACCAGGGCCCACGCAGCCCCGGGTAGGGAGTGGGCACCCATTTCTCGACGGCCACGTCCCAGGTCGGCACCGCACCGTCGACGTGGCTGCCATCGGCGTAGTCCGGCGCGTTCCGCAGCGGCCCTGGCCCACCTGGCTCACCCTGCTGCCCTTTGATACCGCGCGGCACCGTGAGGTTCAAGGTGAGATTGGGGGCGGTGCCGCTGATGTTGGCCAGCAACGGCGAGCCGGGCGCACCGGTCTCGACCACACCGAGCACCACCGTGCAGGGGTCCCCGGCTTGGCCGCGAGCACCGAATGCCTCTACGAAGGAGTCGAAACCTGTGCCGTTCCAGAACATGAGGGTGTCGGTGGACAACACCCGCCAGGCCTTGCCCGCCTGCGCCGGACCGAGCCGGGTCGCCAGGCTCGCCAGCGCTGCCGGGTCGGCGATATCACCTTCCCAGCGGAAGGCACGGCAAGCGTCACCGGCCGGACCGACCGGACCGGCGGGACCGGTCGTCAGTTCCAGGGTGCCGTCACTCGGAGTCGCGTGCATCGATTGCACGACACCGGGGCTACCGATCCCTTCGTCGATGCCACGAATTCGGGCGGCGTGGAAGTATTCGCTGATAGTGGACATGTCACCTCCTTCAGATGGGTCGCGCGTAGACGACCAGAGACGATCGGCTGTTGTTGAAACTGATGGCACCAGAACCGTTTTGGGATCGCTCGATCGAAACGATCACGTTGGCCGATTGCCCTGCCGCGACGGTGGCGTAGGTGGAAGTCGGCGACATGTTCCGCGTGGCCTGTTCCTCGCTATAAGTCGGGGTCAGCGGCAGGCAAACCGTGCGCGGTCCAGCGACCGGCAATGTCGTGGCCAGCACCTGCCCCTGCGAGTTGTGCAGGCGAGCGGTGCCCTGGGCGTGGTTCGAGGCGGTCGCGGCCGCGCCGACGTAGAGGTGCCCGTACACAATCGGGCGCCAGGCGAACGGCTGCGCCGGAATCGTGAACGTCGCGACGGTGAGTCGACTGGTATTCACCTCGGTTGTCGCGATGAACCCGGATTCATGCCACGCCCAGGGACCGGCCCCCAGCGGTGCGGGCGCAGCAACGAATTTGCCACCCGCGCGGTTGTAGGTGAACACACCGCCGTGTGAGGGACCCGAGGAGCTGTCGAAGTCGGGCGCGGCACCGATCGGACCGGACTCACCCGCTGGCCCCTTCGGGCCACGCAGACCGGCTGGCGCGGTGACCGAGATCCGCTGTTCGCCACCGACCGGCTCGATCTGCACCGCTGGCTCGGTCAGCTCCTCGCGATGCATGGTGGCCACCACGGTCACTGAAGTAGCTTCCGCTACCAGCCCTTTCGGCCCGACCGCCGCTGGGGAGTGCTGCCAGGAGTCCCCGGTCCAGACATCCATGCCATTGTCGTCGAGCCGATGCCACCACTGACCGCGATGCTCGACACCGAGACCCGCTGGTCGGGCCGCCGCGTCGGGGATTTCTCCCATCTTCCGAAACGTGGTACCAGGACGTCCCACTCGGCCTCGCTCCCCGGCAGGGCCGGGAGGCAGTTCGAGCGCGGCGATATCGTCGGACACGGTGATCTCGGCATCGAGAATCGGAAGTCCATCGATATCGGTGTCGCGGGCCACGGTGATATGGGCGGGAAAGCTGATGTCCGCCATGAATTCCTCCGTGTGTCAGATAATGAGTAGGTCGAGATCGGCGCCGACATCGGTCGACAGATCCTTGATCGCGGAGGTCACGCGACCAAGGCGCTGCCACGCCTTGACGATCGAGTCCTCTTCGTCGGAACCGTCACCGACGGTGATCTGCCAGGTGGCCGAGGTCTCGCGGTTGTCGGTGAACGTCAGTTCCGTCACGAAGTCGGTGAACACCTGGCCGCCGACCGCGAAGCCGATCTGGTCACCCAGGCCGAAGTCGTGCCCGAGCACGTAGGGCGCGTTGTCCTCCACCGAAACTCGATGACTGGTGTAGCCGCGGGTCAGGTGCAACCCTTGCCGGGCGGCCACGAGGCCGTCGAGATTGAACGCCTTGTCGCTTCCGGTGATGTAGAGCTCGCGGAACGCGTAGGGTCCCGCTCGGTTCGAGCGGATATTGTCGCGGTAGACCATCCACGCGAGGAACACATCGTCGAGCTGACCCCGGTACAGCCAGTCCAGACCGATCAGCGACAGCAGACCCTTGATTGCGTACTCGATACCGGCGTTGACCCACCCGGGGGAACGCCCACCGACGATGATGTCGGTCGCGGTCGGCTTGTGCAGCGCGATCTCGGACTCACCGATCCCGGAGTACTCGTTCTCGAAATACCACACCCACGGGAAGTTCTTGACCGTGCCGAACCGACCCGGCTGGCCGTAGACCGCCTCGTACTCGGTGGTCGAATCGAATCGCGGATACCGCACCGGTGTCGTGCCGTCGTCGGCGAATTCCTCGATCCAGGAGATGATGCCGTCCAGGAGCGTGCCGGTGGGCCCGGTGACACCGGACTTGTCGACCGTCTCCAGGACGACGGTGGGCTTGTCGAGGAAGAACCACTGGGGTGCGGGCTGTTCGTCCTCCTCCGGGAGGAAAAAGCGCGCTGTCAGCATGACGCCGGAATCCTCCAGCATCGGCGCGAACAGATTGTCGGCCATGTCGAATCGGGCCGACGCGGCGCTCCACCTGCTCGTGTCGGTGCGCGGATCGACCGGGACGACGGCGATCGGGAAGACCGCGCCGCCCTGCAGACGCATCAGGTTCATCGTCAGATAGCTCGTCACCAAGGTTCGGACCGGACCGAACATGATGTGGTGGCGCGGGAACTGAGCCAGCACCGGCGCGAAGGGCGAAGCCCAGCAGCAGATCGTCGACACGTGGTTCCAGGCATGGATCGCCTCGATGTCCACGGTCTCGACGCCGTGCTCGTCACGAACGATCGACGCCTTCGTGATGTAGCCGTCCCAGCGAAAACCCCTGGTGTTCACCGTGATCGGGATCGTCGCGTCCTCGCCGTCGAGATTGTTGAAGAGATGATCGAAATGCTCCATGTCACGCGGGCAGATCATCTTGAGCCCGCCCGCGGCGTTGCGCGCGTGGGTGAACTCGAGCGAAAGATAGCTGTGCTCCTCCCCTACTTCGCGCATGTCCTTGTCCCAGTACCTGACCAGGACGGTCTGATCCCGTGCCGCGTCCTGATCGACCCGGATCAGCTCATCCATCCGCCGCGATTCGGCCTGCGGATCCCATTCCGGCGCGCTCATCAGAACGGCCTCGACGATCGCGGCGTCACCGAGGCGATCAGCTGAGACTGCCCCGAACCGCCCTCGACCTGCACGAGGATCTCGGTCGAGGACCACGGACCGAGCGCCGACAGCCACCGGCGACCGGCCAACTGAGCCCACACATTGCGGCCCTTGGGGTTCTCCGCAGTGTGCACACGCGCGGTCCGGCGCCGGGGATGGGTGTCGATTCGCAGCGTCTCGCCCACCTCCAGCCGCGGCGTCTGCACCAGGCGCGGCAGGTCACCATCGCTCGGGTCCAGAATTGACCAGCGCCCGGGACCGTTCATCGTGTACCTGGGCCACGCCGGCTGGTCGGCGGCGTTGCGAAGCCGCACGATGCCCTCGTTCACCGCAGCCGTGTTCGACCACACGGCCTGCTCTTCGAAGTGCTGCTCGAGCGGGTCCATCGCCGTGGCCGCCATCTTGTAGACCGCCATCGCGTTGCGGGCCGGGTCGACATCACCGATCAGCTCGGGAGCGATACTCAACTGAGCCTTCTGGAACCGCCAGCCCTGATGCCGGGTGAAATGCCCCACGGTCACCGCACGGTCGGTCGACCAGCCACGGAACCAGGCGTCGTGCACAGCGTGGAACTCGCGAACGCTCTGGCTGGCAACTCGCGACGGGCGACCGGTGATCGCGACCACGAAGTCCCAATCCTTCTTCGCCCGCACGGACCGATGGAAAGTGGCGCCGTCCTGACGGGCACCCTCCGAAACCAGCAATTCGACCGGCGCGAACATGAATCCGGCCTGCTTCGACAGATGCACACCTTCCCGGCCGGCGTTGACTCCGGACAGATGCCAAACCCGGCCATTCACGTCCCACACCACCAGTTTCGAACCACTGGCATCGAATCTTTGTTGCGTCATCTGACGCTACCTCCTCGGGATACGGCGACCAATTTGCGCCGTCGAACTCGCTCTACCGCCGTCTTCACACTCTTCGGATCCATTCCGGAAATGTTGTAGATATCGCCACGCTGCGTATGCCCACCAGGACCTTCCGCCAAATCCACCAACCCGAACCCGGACCCGATCACTTCCTTCGCCGTTTCGGCGACATACTGAATCGGCTTGGTGATGATCTCCGCGGCACCACCGGCGACCTCGGATCCAACAATCGATCCCAGTGCGCTACCGATCGCGGTACCGACCGGACCACCCACCGCCGTCCCGATCGCCGCCCCGATCCCGGACCCGATCTGACTACCCGCCGACGATGCAGCGCCCTTGATGCCACCGATCAGCCCACCGACCAGGCCGTTCCGCTCCATCCCGGACGTCGCACCCGAGATGCCGCCGGACAGCCCTGAGACCGCCGCATCGGATAGCAAGTCTTCCGCGAGTACATTGAGGTCACTGTCACCGACAGGACCATCGGAACTGAATCCAGGAAGAATTTCGTGAAGCAGATCGGCCGACGGAACAAGGCCGGCGTTGATCCTCTCCAAGAGAGGCAGCGCCGATGCTGTAGCAGCCGCGTTTACGACGAATTCCCCGTTCGACAGCCACGTTAGATTGCTGTCGCTCGTAGCAGATCCCTCACCACGGACCAGTCCACCACGCCAACGACGGGGAATTTCTGGTGTCACGCCCGGCTGCCTAGGCCCTATACTTACTCCTGGTTGCTGCCTTGGCGATTCCGGCACAGCATTCCCAGGAATAGTTTTCGAGTCATCATAGTAAGACTGGAGCAGACCTTTGAGGGCGATGCCCGCATCTCCACCAGCTTGCGCTCCGAGTGCGTTCCCGCCGGCTGCGCCGCCAACAGTCAGTGCAGCAGTCCATGGGTGTGGAAAGTACCTGTAAAAGACCCCGCCGCTAGCTGCTCCTGCGCTGGCGCCGATTCCGCCGCCTACGATTTGACCAACCCCTGACGCTACGGCGTCACCCCAGGTGATTTCATTGTTCTGATATTTCAACCACAGATCATAGGTGGTCACTGCGCCACCAAGCGGCACCATTGAGCGACCAAACCACTTTACGGGCCCGCCCACGCCTGCCGAACCTGCTGGCTTTTCCGCTAGGCTGGCACCCTTGGCAGCACCTCCAAGAATCGCGTTCAGTTCGGCGGCCTCCGCAGGGCTCAGACCAGCGCGACTCTCGCCCTTCACGGTCGGCGGAGGCCTCCATCCAACCGACACGCCGGGCTGAACCGGCCCGGGAGGAGGCCTCCATCCGACTGAAACGCCCGGCTGAGCCGGACCGATGGTCACGCCGGGCTGCACCTTGGGCGCATTCGGTGATATCCAGGTTGTTGTGCCGCCAGCCGCGGTGACGCCAGGCTGAGCCCTTGGCGGCGTCCAACCCACCGACACACCGGGCTGAGTCGGACCAACTGAAACACCAGGTTGCTCCCTTGGCCCACTCGGTGGCGTCCAATCTCGCGTCACCCCGGGCTGAGCAGGACCTGTCGCCGATTCGGACGCCGCAGCATCGCTGCGCTTCTCTGTCTTCTTCGATGACGAGCCCTTGATGCCTCGGTCACCCATATTGATCCCTCCGAGCTTCAATAGATGGGAACTTACGTAGAATATTCATCCCAGAACCTCTCGGCCCTGATATCATTGAATGGTGCATCGTGATCAATTTCAGACCGTCTATCCAGCAGCACGGAGTTATAGACTCTGCCTTGCCATAGCTGCCCTTGCCCTCTCCGCCATAGGCGCAATGATCGCAATCACGCCAGTATTTCCCATATTCGAAAGAGTCATGTGCGGTATATTATTGTTCCCGCCTGGCGCGATTGTCGCATTCAGTGCACTGAAATCCGCATTACTCAATAGGCCAGAGCTATCCGTCTCCGCGGTAGGTGTAGAACTTCCAATTATCGGACTGGCCCGGTGGAGCGAGATCGAGAGTGTGCGGATTTCCAAGACCGGACTATTCGAATCGATCGTCATAAAATTCGACTGGAGTCACAGCCAGAAGTCAACTTGGAAAATTGTTACCCAGAAGTCTATCGCGATATCACATATCCAACTCCACCCATACGAGTTGACGGATGTCGTTGCAGACATGGCCGTCCACTACGCGATGCGCGATACTAATCAATCTCCGCCCCGGGCGTAGCGACCATTCTACGACGCCGAACTCGCTCCACCGCCGTCTGCACACTCTTTGGATCAAGGCCAGAAATGTTGTAGATATCGCCACGCCGTGCGCGTCCGCCAACGGAACCTGGCGCCAGCTCGATCTGGCCGAATCCCGGCTCGATCATTTCCTTCGCAGCTTCAGCCACTATCTGAATCGGTTTCGACACGATTTCCGTGGCTCCACCTATCGCGTCGCTCACCGGGCCGCCCACAGCTGTGCCTATCATCGCGCCGACCTGTCCACTCACCGACGACGCGAAGCCATCAATGCTCCCCGTGAGAGCTTCGACAAGCATTCCGCTCGCCGCGGTGTCACCGACCACGAACTCGCCGTCATGGGGTCGGGCGGGGATTACGCCATCGGCGGAGACAGGACCGCGCACAAGCCCCCCGCTCGCGTAACCCAGCGTGCCCTTGTCGGGTGGCTTGGAACCGGGATCGTACTTGTCAGCCCGATTTATCGTGCTCTTGTTTTCCGGATCATCCGCGCGATAGTACGTAACCGAGTCCGAGATCTCACCATTGGATATTATCCCCTCCGCTACGATGTCATCACTCGTTCCATAGGCGATAAAGTTTCGACCCTGGCCTGCGGCATGGGCCATCCTACTCAGATTGTTCACCTCGATTTTCATCGTGGTGACGAAACCATCATCCTCCGTGGGCACGCGCTCGTCGAACTTGTAGTAGTCCCATACTTTCGCTTGGAACTGCGCCCGGTAGGCGATATCGCCATTCTCGAGTTTGGTGTATGAAACCACGCCGTCTGCGCCGAGATTGTAGTGGCCGAGCGCATTGTGCACATCCGGATTGTCCTCATTGGCCCAGTCGGCCGGAGTTCGACGCCAATCGAGCAGCAGGCCGTGCGGCGATGCGAACAAGCTATCATCACCGTTTGCTTCCGCAGCAATTCTCTCGATCGTCTGGGTAAGCCCAGGACGAGTCGTCGGATTATATGGGTCGTACGGAATGGTTACCGATTCTCTCAAGCCTGGACGCGGATCCCAGGTCGCATCGACCTCAGTCGTCGTCTGACCGAAGAAGAGCGCCGACTTTCCCCACTCCGTGCCCAGCGCAGCCATCTCGACTTCGTTGTTGGAGAACCGATAAGGATCGCCAGTGTTGCCCATGAAGTGTCGATACGCATTCGCGGACATCTCACCGTAGGTCTCCAAGACCAGGAGAGCCTCGTACATCGTGAGATCAAGCTTCCTGCGTTCCAGGGCATTCGTTGATTCGGAGTGCCACGCGGGCTGCCCGTGAATCGCGTCCTCATGTGCGGGCGTCGCTGGATCAGCCGGTTCCGCCGGCGTGATGGAGAGCCTTCCACTCCAGCCCCGCGGAGCAAGTCTGGGTTTCTCGTTCGACATGTTTACAGCCTTTGAAATGTAGGTTAAGGTCGCATTTGATTCGTCTATCCAGCGAGACAGAGGTATCGTAGAACGCTGTACGGCACCCACTGCCAGAGTTTTTGGAGAACAATGTTCAAGCGATGGTCGACGCTCAGCGCAGTAGTATTCGTCGCAATTCTGTCCACGATCGCCGCCTGCACGTTGCATTGGCCGCAAGGCGGTCGCGGCCAGGATTCTCGATTCGATCCGAAGTCTCTTTCCTTCGTTTCAGATCGAGTCGGTTGGGCAATCGGACAGATGAGCCCGTGTTCCGACGAAGGAGGATGTCCAATCCTTCAACACACCGTGGACGGCGCAAATAAATGGACGCCAATAGAGACGGTCGGCTTTCCGCCCGGTGCGGAAAGTATCAAATTCTATGATTCCCACACCGGATCGTTGACGACAGACGACACCAACAGTGTCTGGATCACGCGAGACGGTGGTCTCTCGTGGGCATCGACCAGCCTGCCTTTTGCTGATGACGGCATACGTGTCCAGCATCTCGGCGATCCCAGAGGATCTGATGTTCTGGCCGCGATACTGCGGTTAACGGAAGGTGGCACGGTCGATCTCTTCGTCATGAAGGCGGATGGCGACCAGTGGCACCGAGTCGGCGGTGTCTCGCTCTGGAATTCGATGCGCAGTGGTGACGCACGGCTGTTGACCGCAATCCACGGCACGTCGGCCTGGATCTGGAGCACTCACAGAGAGCACACCCCGGCGGAAGTCAGTTCGAACAGCAGAGCGGGAGCTCGAATAGTCGGTGGACAGATATTCCCGTGGTCGCCTCCCTGCACCGCGGTCGACGAACGCCCCACTTCGGCGGTCGCCGCCTCCGACATGGAACTCTACGTCGCCTGTGCTCGAGACAGGCGCGGCATGCGTCCATACATAGCGCGGTCGCAGGATGGCGGACTGACATTCACCCACTGGCACGAGGTACCCGAAACCCAACTCGACCTCTTGGCTGCCTTCGTGCCCGACAAGATCGTCTCAGCTCAGAGTGGATCCATCCATTACTCGACAACCGAGTCGATTCGATGGCAGTCCGCCGTGTCGGATTGGAATCCCAAGGCGATCAAGTGGATCGCGGGCTTGCCTGGCGCCGTCACAAATTCTTTCGGAGTTGTAGTCATGACAGAGAACTACAATTTTGAATCACTACGACCCGCGTCCCCCTTGCAATCAACCGCTCTCATCAGCCACGACTCAGGCGAGACCTGGCGCCGGATCGATTTCGCGACTCCCGCCGCCGACAAGTAGTGGTCGGCCCTGCGAGTCATCCCCACCCGAGAATCTCGTTCACGCTGGAGATACGATCGGATTCTGCGGCTGGAGCTCACCAAGACCCCTGACATCGGGCCGCTCGGGCCCAGGTTCCCCCGACCCGCGTGGCTGCGCCCTGTTGAGGGAACCGGACCCGTCATCCGGGGGAATGATCATCGCAATCCGTCGTATATCCACTATTACTCTCAATCTTGACTCGTGAATGCACAACACCCACCAGTAATTCTTAGCAGAGGAATCATGAGATCACCGACTGGCCACCCATCGAACAGATCAAGGGTAGGATGGATGAGTGCTCCATGAATCCACGCCCGATAAGACAGTGTTTGCCCAGCCGGTGTCAATATTGGTCATAACTCTTTTGATAACATCGGGAATGACCATTGGGTTCGCACTCATGACCAGCGAGGACTCGCTCTATTACCAACTGTCAGGCTGGATTGGTATTCCGCTCACGATTCTTGTTTCAATTTCCATCATGCGACGCATCCATAGGAGAGCACCGGGTGTGGTAATTTCGTCCGAGTACATCGAGGTATACAATACAGGCAAAGTGTATTGGAATACCATTGAACGGGTTTCAGTATGGAGCCGTGGCCATAATGAATTCGTCGAGATCGCCATACATCCGCACTTGAATCCAGCAGCTACTACTGGAATGAAGGCCCGTCTTATGGCCCTCATAGGAAAGTCCACCCCCCCTAGGACCTGTCAATATAAGTACATTCCTGACAAATGCGAGCACTAACGACCTGCTACGTGCAATATATCAACATCGGCCGGATGTACCAATAAGTTTGCCGCAACGACGCTTGCCTGGTGATCACCGTCAGCCATAATGATCCGATGTGGCAGCACGTCGTTTCTCACGTCCAGCCGATTAGTTCGTTCACGCCGGTGATACTCGTCGAATATCCGATGCGTTCGTTTGTGCGTTTCACGCCGGGGCGGGGATCGGTTCGGGGCGGTTGCGGCCCTGTTGGGCGTCCGCAGACTTGGCCCAGACGAGCCAGCGGAGGAAGTCGACCACGTCGGTCAAGAGCAGGCGGTCCAGGTGCCATTCGTGTTCGCTGAGGTTGCGGACGCGGTAGAGTGCCGAAGTGCTTGGGCTGCAGGTGATGACGGCTTTCAGGTTGCACCAGGTCAGGGCGTCTGTGCCCAGGTGGCGTAGGCGCAGGCCTACCGTAATCAGGTCGTACTCGACGGCCTCGGCGTGCTCCTCGGCGAGCGCATCGAGGCTCAGGCTCACCCCGGAGCGTCGGCCGACCCAGCTAAGGAAACAAGGTCTATAGTTGAGCCGAGAAGAATCTGCAACACCCGATGGATATCATTTACGTCGGGACTGGAAGGGACGGCACAAGCTGCCGTATTGGCTGGTACCCGCAGGGGTCGCCATAATAGGATTGTCAATAGTAACAGGGGTGTATCCGTTCGCCGCGCTGGGAGTGGCTTCGATCGCGAGCTTCGTGTTCCCACATCGGCCATTCGTAGATTCTCGCGTATCCCCACCCCGCCTGATCGGCGGAAAGCTCCTGGCACCGAGCAATAGCGGACTGCTACTCACTTTTATCGGCGGATTGCTACTAGCATTCTACGGAATACATGACAATGCATCCGTGCTCATGGCATGCGGGATCATTGTTTCCTGCGTTACTGCGTGGGTAATTCTAACTCGGATAGCATTCATGGCACTATGCTCAATGGAATTCGGCCAGACCGCACTAGTTGTTCGAACCCGAACCGAGGTATGGGAATTTGAGTGGAGCAAGATTTCCAATCTGAATGTCAGACCACGGCCTCGATACTCCGATCAGGCGATTGTGACATTTTCACACGCAGAAGAATCTACCGCCTGGCCTGAAGTAAACGTTTGGGGAGCGCGTTCATCAAAAGGGGGCTGGTCCATATATGCACAAAATTGGTCGACGGATCCGAATTCACTCCTGGCTACCCTCCGATACTTTACCGAGGCTCACGATGTGCCCGGCATAACGGGCAGTGAACTCGCCGCGATGCTTCGGACCCCTGATTGGTCCGAATAGTTCCAACGTTGCGAACATCTCAGGTACCGAGACACCTGGTTGATTCAGTGGCTGTTCGAGATCGAGTGCAGCGCCGGCGTCGGGTCACTCCGGTGCCGCGATGTCATGTCCATCCCAACAGCTCGTTCACGTTCCTGATGTCGGTCGAATTTCCGATGCGTTCGTTTGTGGTATTCACCCCGGGACGGGGGATCGGTTCGGGGCGGTTGCGGCCCTGTTGGGCGTCCGCGGACTTGGCCCAGACGAGCCAGCGGAGGGAGTCCGCCATGTCGGCCAGCAGCAGGCGGTCCAGGTGCCATTCGTGTTCGCTGGGATGGCGGACGCGGTAGAGGGCCGAAGTGCGTGGGCTGCAGGTGATGACGGCTTTCAAGTCGCCCCAGGTCAGGGCGTCAGTGGCCAGGTGGCGTAGGCGCAGGCCCACGGTGATCAGGTCGTACTCGACGGCCTCGGTGTGCTCTTCGATGAGCGCATCGAGGCTCAGGATTCCCCCAGGCTCACCCCGGAGTGCCGCTGCCAGGCGGCGAGCAGCCGGTGGTAGCCGTCGTGGTCCATCTCGTCGAGCACCGTGAGGATCTCACGGGACACGCTGAGTTCGATGATCGTGTAGAGCGCGTCGGCGAGGCCGAGGCGGCGCACCTGGCGGATGATGCCGGGCTTGAGGTAGGTCAGCGACGGCAGGCGAACCTCGACCTGGCCAACGCGTTCGACGAAATCGTCCTTCACCTTGTCCGGGGCCGGTGTAACAGGTGCTTTGGGGGAGGTCATGGGATTCTTCCTCTCGGTGGTGGTTTGGGAGAGTCGAGTTCGTGGGGTGGGCCGGGTCCGATCGCGAATCCAGCCCACCCCAAGGGAATTCGGTCAGGCGGTCTTGATGCCGTCGTCGAGGTAGCGGTAGGCCTTCACACCGGCGTCGTTCTTGAACGCCTCGACGGTGATGGTGAAGCCGGCCAGTTCGCGCGAGACGAACTTTCGCTCCTGGACCGCGGAGATTTTGGCGTTCGGCAGGACGATGCGCAGCTTCTTGTCCTCGTTGATCATGTCGAAGATCCAGGCGCGGTGCGGCAGCACGGCGCCGGTCTCGTGGACATCGATGCGGGTGCCATTGGTCGCGTCGGCCGCGGTGACAGTGATGTTGTCCGGGCCGAACACCTCGCTCAGCACATCCTGGTCCCACACGGCGTAGAGGGTGAGGCCGAAGCGAACCGAGTGCTCGGTCTGGAGCTGCGCGATGATGTCGGCATTCCAGTCCTTGACGGTTTCGACCTTGCGCTCACCCAAGGACTCGATGCCGTCCTCGGAGACGTAGCCGAGGGGGATGAAGCCGGCCTCGAGTGCGCCCGCGGCCGAAGTCGGCAGAACGGTGGACAGCGGGGCGACCAGGACGCCGCCGGTGACCGCGATATTGGGGGTGCCGGCGCCGATGTACTTGCTGGAAGGCAGAGCCATGAGAATTGATCCCTTCAGGTTTCTTCATTCGGTTCGGTATTCAGTTGTTCCTCCCGGCTCGGAATCGCATGAGATCCGATTCGGCAGGGAAGTATCAGGCGAGGATTTTTCCTCGCACGATCAGGTCGACGACGATGGTGTAGCGCGGTGCGTCCGTTTCCGGATCCATGTCGTTCTCGCCACCCGCGTCGTCGACGTCGTCGCACCAGACCTCGCCGATGTAGCCGGGTGCGGCGGCTGTCACCAGCGCGCGCACATTCGCGGCCAATTCGTGAGCGAATCCGGCGTCGTCGGTGCATTCGAGCACCAAGCGCGGTCGGTCCAGGGCAAGATGCGCTCCGCGCCGTCCCTCCCGGTCCTCGACATCGAGCCTGGCTTTGCGGTCGTTTCGAATTACTCGGACCATTCGCGCCGGGCGCGGATCAGGGACCCTGGTCACCACCTGGGCTGTATCGGAGATACCGGACAGCTCGGCCGTCAGGTACTCGACGAGTGCCATTTCGATATCGGAGAAGACGATTCTTTCCATCAGTTCACCGCTTTCTGCATCGCCGACTGTGGGCGTTCGGATGTTCGTGCCTCGTTGATGCGGTCGCGCAAGAGCTCGACCAGTCCGGCGTAGGCGTCGGTCTTGGTAGGTCCTTCGAACGACAGGCCGCGTGGATGGGTCGCAGACCAGAGACCCTCGTCGCCCTGGCGCACATCGATGTCGTCGAGGTCGTAGAAGGTCTCAGGGTCCGGTGACGGCCAGTTCCCGTCCTCGTCGGGTGTGATGTGCGCGCCGGTGTCGAAGGCTCCGGGCGGTCCGGCCGGGGTGGGCACCCAGCGGATCCGCTCGAGTTCGGGATGCACGCGAACCCCGCGCTTCACCAGGTACTCGGCGACCCGGGTGGCTTGTTTGATCGAGGTCACCGTGGGTTCGGCGAGCTTGCGGCCGACCCGGCTCTGCCACTCGGGCAGGTGGATCACCGACAGCTCCTCGGCCAAGGCCCGCACATCGGGGTCCAGGTCGTCGTCTTCCTCCGCGGCCGCGAGTTTCCCCGACAGGGTCTGCTGGAGGAAGGCGATGAATTCGGGAGTGACCAGCTGACCGGTCTCGTTTCGGGTGTACTCGATGGTTTCATCGCCGGGCATGGTGCTTGTGGTCCCCTTCTGAGTGCCCGTATCCGGGCATGAAAAAAGCCCGGACCTTGTCGGCCGGGCTGGGTGGATGTGGTGTGGAGTTGTCCGCTATTCCGGGTTGAGCGTGCTGCGATCCTGAGTCACCAGCAACCCGTCAGGGCCGCAATCCACCGTGAACAAATTGTCATCGGAACTACCGTCGGCCAAGGGGGTCGGATTCATCGAAACGTCGGTGGACTCAGGTATCGGGCACTCCAACACCGCCGGATCGAAGGTGATCGGACGCCCCGAAATGGTGCTCAGCAAACGGAATCTCATCTACACACCCACGTCCATGCCAGTGGAGTCCTCAGCATACAAGAGACACCAATCCTGACTGATGACCATTTCGTCCTCCCAATAGTTCAGAGTCAGCTCGGCATCATCGGCCTGATCAGCTCGCAACGGCCACACCGAAATATCGAGATAGTCTCCCGCCATAACGGTAGTTTCTTGCCCGGATGGTTCGAAACGAACTTTCAGTTCCTGCTCTCGCGCATACAATCGAAACCTCGATTTCACGCGACCTCCCCTTCTTGCCTTGCTACCCAGGCGCCTTCAATTCAAGAATAACAACCTCGGGGGCGCCGTGATCATGGAACCATCGACGTAATTCATCGCCTCCGATAACCCTCGATTCGGTCACACCCACGTCAGCCGGTCCATACACGGACCCTTGGCCTCCGGCCACACTCGCGCCGCCCAAGCGGCTTCGGATCAGCCTGGTATCTAAATACTTACACCCATCCAGACGCGCGTTCCGTAGATCAGAACCTGAGAGACTCGCTTGCCGTAGATCGGATCCCGAGAAGTCGACCTCCCGAAAATCAGCGTCATCCAGCGCCGCACTTCGCGCGTCGGCGCCCCGAATCTTCGCTCCAACGGCGGTGCAACCCCTCGCATCAACCTTTCGAATGTCGGCGCCATCCAGAATTGCCCCGTCGAGGCTTGCCCCATTCACACAGGACCGGTACAGATCAGCACCAACCAAACGAACGCCCGACAGATTCGCTGCTATGAACCATGCCTCGATCAGCGATAGGCCCGACAGATCGGCACCAGAGAAGTCCAGATCATCCCCACCCAGCGTATCCTCAGGTCCTATCGAGTCAGGAGATCTGCTCATCGCATTGTCCAGATACTCTTTCAAGGCCGTGCGCGCTTCCGGCGAATCCGGCCACTTCTCCACACTGCCCATCGGAAGACTTCCCTAGTTGCCCATACAACCTTATCGCACCATTCCAGATGTGCCGATATAATGGCTCGGATATGAGCCTGTCGCGCCAATCTCATACCGACCGGTCAATCAATATCGCCTCTTACTGCAATACGGCGCTACCCAGGCGCCTTCAATTCCAGGACAACAACCTCGGGGGCGCCGTGATCATGGAACCACTGACGCAATTCATCGCCTCCGATAACCCTCGGTTCGGTCACACCCACGTCGGCCGGTCCATACACGGACCCTTGACCACCGGCCACAGATGCACCGCCCAGGCGACTGCGGATCAGGCCGGTGCGCAGATACTTGCACCCGTCCAATCGCGCGTTCCGTAGGTCGGAATCGTCGAGACTCGCTTGCCGTAGATCGGATCCGGAGAAGTCGGCGTCCCGTAGATCGGAATCTTCCAGAACCGCACTTCGAACATCGGAGCCCCGAATCTTTGCGCCGACAGCGGAGCAGCCTCTTGCTTCGACCTTCCGTATATCGGCGCCATCGAGAACTGCTCGGTCGAGACGCGCACTGTTCAACCAAGCCCGATACAGATCAGCATCAGCTAGACGCACATCGGAAAGATCCGCTCCCATAAACCAAGCTTCAATCAGTGACAGGCCCGATAGATCAGCTCCGGAAAAGTCCAGATTGTCCCCACCGAGCGCCTTCTCACCCCCTACCGGACCAGGCGTTTCGCTTGTTACACGATCGAGGTATTCCTTCAATACAGCGCGCGCCTCTGGCGAAGTTGGCCATTTCTTTACACTGTTCATCGGCGATTTTCCCTAGCTGTTCATATTAACCCATACAACGTGATCATACCATTCTGGATGCGCCAAAATGAGATCCCTGATGTGCTCTTTTCGCGCCTCCGACATGCCAACAGGATCGATCAGCACCTTCTCTCCAGATGCGATATCTTTATTAATCATATTTATGATTTTTTCATCCGACTGCGGAGTCTGGATCGGCCGACCTGGGTCCTTGGTATAGGGCGGCGTGATATCGGGAGAGCTCTTGACATCCCAGCGGGTGCCAGCAGCATCAATGAAGTCTCCCATGTCTTCACCGTCAGGGCCCAATTCGGCTCTTGTGATCGGTCCAGGGATGGACCCATTACGTTCAGCCTCGAGGCCGACCGCAGCCTCATGCATCGTTGATGCCTTGATTCCACCCTTGGCAGGATCCAGCGCCAGTTCTTCCTGCCGCTTCGAATACTCTGGTGTTCCAGGTGTGTTCGACGGATTCTGCGGACCTTCGACAGCCGGCGACGATGGAAGGTCTGGTGGGGTTTCCCGTGGGCTGGTCGCCGCTGAGCTGAGTTTGGACAGGAACTGCGAGGCGGCGCTACGGTTGTCGGTCGTGCCAGGGTCGGGGCCGGTGATGAAGTCGCCCCACTTGTCCCAGAGGGCGGGAAGCGACTGCCGAACAGTGACCGATGTCCCATCTGGAGAGACCTCGTAGACGCCGGCGAGGTTGTCCTCGTCCATCAAGGTGTACAGGTAGTTCCCGTTGGGAAGGATCTCGATGTCCGCGATGATCCGCTCGTTCTCCCGAACCTGGACCAGGTTCGGTTTGCCGTCTTCATCGGTATATACGCGGTATCCGGTGCCCATCTGTCCTGCGAACGGCGCATCCAGTGTCACAGACGGGATGTGCGTGTCGTCGCCGTCCCAGAATGCGGCGACCTTCTTGCTCGATTCCTTCTCCTTGGGGGCATCGAGTGGTGGCGGGGTAGGAACGGGATTCGGCGGAGCGGCCTGAGTCGGAGGTGGCACGGAATTCCGAGGCGGCGGCGGAGTCGCTGTCGTGGGCGGCCGGTCACGCTCGTTGATGAATTCCACATCAGACGAGGTCGGGGGACTCAGCAGTGCTTCGGCGAGCTGCGACAGCCCCTGCCCGGCGGATTCGACCATCGACCGTATCGCGTCGATGCGCTCGAGCTGCCGTGCCATCGACGCTGGGGACGTGGCGCGCATTGTGTGGACTCGGCGTTGCTTGCCAGCTCGGCCATCCGTCGTCGAGTGGGTCGCCGCGGGATTCATCGTGTCCAACCATGCCCGTCCCCGGAGGACGTCGTCGGTACGTGACACAGATTTCATCGGTCGACCTGTCAGACGCCGCGTGATTCGAGGGCTTTCAACCGCCCCATCACGTCGGCGAGGGCGTCGACCACGGTCATGCCGTCCAGCTGTTCCCAACCGCCGAACATGCCCGCGTCACGCTGCCGACCACCACACAGCTGTTCGCGAATGTCCTTGACATCACTGCTGATCGGGCCGCAGAAGCCGACGATGAAATCCTGGATCTGTTTGACTTCGGCTGCGCTCATCGGCGCGTCCTTTCGGTCGATGAATGCCTGGACGTCACGGCGGAATTCGGCCATGTCGATACCGGCGGGGTCGATTTTTCCCTCGTGGGAGTACTCGCGATGGGCCACACAGTCCTCGGCGTCGCGGCCGATACGGGCCAGGATCGCCGCGCACCCACGCTTGTAGGCGTCGAGTTGGGCTGGGGTCCAGTCGGTTCCGTCGCCGCGCGAGACGGCTTCGATGCCGATCACGTGGTAGTTGGCGTTGTTGGTCGGCCAGCCGGGCCAGGAGCCACGGCCGGCGTGCCAGCAGACACCGGCGGCGATCACCCGGTAGGTGCCGTCGCGTTCGAGGACCAGCTGGGACAGCGGGCCTGGTAGGTCGATGCGGCCGTTCTGGACGACGCGCCAGTCGTTGGCGCTGCCGCCCGCGGTGTGGTGGCACAGCACACCGCGTAGGTCACGGAAGTCGCCGTGGCCGCGGGTGCGCCAGCCCTCGTGTTCGATCACGGTCAGCCCGGCCGCGCGCAAGACGTCGGCGAGCCATATCGGGTCTCCGGTCCAACTCATTTGTCTGCTCCGCTCATTCGGCCGCGAGCGGCGTCTCGGGTGCCGGGTCGGGTTCGAGGAAGACGGGGACGGGGCCCAGCGGCAGTTCGCCGATGAAGATGCTGCCCCGACGAACCTCGGCGCCGTCGACGACGAGATGGACGATGAGCGAGTCGTTCTCGACCGCGAGTGCGAGCTCGTGGGAGTCGACGGTGACATGTGTGGTCACAGATCTTGTGCCTTCCAGTCGTCCCAGCCGCCGCCGTTGATCCATGCGGATCGTTCAGTGCCGAGGCCGGTGTAGCGGTAGTCGGAACCCTTCGGGAGGGTGCTGTCGGTATCGGTGTAGGTGAGGACGTCGATCCAGCTGCCCTCGGTCCTGCACTGCACGGTGAAGACGTCACCGACTGCGGAGAGCCGCACGGCGGTGCCGCTCGCGACGGTGATGTCGGTGCTGGACAGGGCAGTCCAGGTGCCGTCGCTGTAGCGATACAGGCCGATTGCGGACTGGGTGACATTCGCCGAGACGAAATAGCGGTTGTCGGGTGCGGATCGCAGCATCAACCAGGCGTGGCGTGCGCTCGGCCCGATCACCGTGCCGGTGACCCTCTGGTCGTCGTAGTTCAGCGGTTGTGCGTTCAGGTACCGGCGGGCGCCGTCGGCGCCACCGGACACGACGAAGACCCCGTTCACGACCGTCGCCTCGACGCTCGACATCCGCGCGAACGCCTGCGGGATGCTTCCGTGCTGAAAGTCCTCGTACAGAACGCGTTTCGGTGCGTCGCCGACGATCAACGACTTGCTCAACGCCACATAGGGCACGTCGAGGGAGGTGAAGTCCAGGGTGCCCGCCGCGATGGTCGTTCCCGCCGTGATCGTCGACGCGATGGTGAAGCGAGCGTTGCCGCGCGGCGGCCACGCGGTCGCCTGCCGGGTGACGCCGGCGTCGGCGACACCAAGTAGCGGTCGCGGATTGCCGGTACCACGCTGGTGGATGCCGACGAACGCGGTCTCCCCGACTTCGAAGACGACTTCCTCGGCCAACTCGACCGAACGTTCCGACCGCGAGCCGGTGATCAGCGGTGTCTGGTCGTCGGAAACCCATTCGATGCGCAGGTTGCCGTCGGCCAGGACCCGACCGACGAGGACGTACAGCTCGCACGGGTTCGCGACCGCCTCGGGGAGGTAGGTGACGATCTTGCGTCCACCGTTGTATCGACAGCGAATGAAGGCCAGCTCGACTGTGCCGGACACCGTGGCGTACGCAGGTGTCGAAGTTGTCCAGATCGCGTGGTGCTGGGTCTGCGGCTGGTACTCGTACTGCCCGGTGCCAGGGTTCCACACGTAGACGTATTCGATTGTGCTCCAGTTGTGCTGGGTGTACCCGGGCCGCGCGGTGTTCGAAATATCCCGGATGCGCTGATGCAGCATCGTGCGCGGGAAAGATGGTTCCTCGGTGAGGTTCATCGTTTCCCAGTAGGGCCGGATCGGCAGCCCGTCCAGTACGACCTGTACCCGAGCACCTGTTGCTCGGATCGCCTCGGTGTTGTCCTCCACGGTCGTGACAGCCGAGTCCGCGATGGCCTTCGCGGTGGTCGATTCTTGCAGGGCCTGCTCTGCCTTGGCGCGCAGGGCAGTGGCCCAGCCACGCAGATCGATGAGACCGCCGGTGATTCCGGTGACGGCTTCGCACAGCTGGGCGGCGAACTCGTGCATGCCTGCTCGGACCACATTCGCCAGCTTCTCTGGGATACCCGCGAAACCACCGGCGATGTCGGCATCGACGGCTGCTCTGGCGGACTCGGCGTTCATCGCGGCCAAGCCGGCTATGCCCCGCGCACCGGGGCCGCTGTACGCCGAGTCAGGCGTTTCCCCGCCGGGGCTGGTCACAGGTCCTCCGCCTTCCAGTAGTCCCAACCGCCGCCATTGCTGAAGAAGCCCCGTTCGTTGCCCAAGCCGACGTAGCGATGGCCGGGGCCGGCGGGAATGGCGCCGGCGGCGTCGGTGTGCGACAGGATCTGGATCCAGTCGACCCCGGAGCGGCGGTCGACCGAATAGACGTTGCCGATCGCACTGAACCGCAGCTCATCGCCGTCGGCCACAGCAATGTCGAGAGATGCCAGCGCCGTGAATGTTTCGCCACCACCCGAGGCCCGATCAATGACGATCCGATTGCTGAACACGGTCAGCGCGGCGTATCCGACGTTGTTCGCCGACGACCGCACCATGAGGCGGGCCACCCGTCCGGTTGGATTGCGGATCTGGCCCGTGACTCGCTGATCGTCATAGTTCAACGGCTGCGCGTACAGGTACCTGCGAATGCCGTCGTTGCCACCCGACACCACGAACACACCATTGGATACGGTGGCCGCCTGAGTGGACATGCGAACCAGCGCGGTCGGCAACACACCACTGTCGAAGTCCTCGTAGAACATCAACTTGATCGGGTCGCCGGTGAGATCCGCCCGGCCCAGCGAGATATAGGGGATCGTCCGCGACGCGAACGACAGCGCACCGGCGGCCAGCGTGAGTCCGGGGCTCAGCAGCGCCGAAGTCGAGAATTGCGCGTTGAGCTGCGGCGGCCAGACGGTCGCGGGTCGCGGGATGTCGACGGCTTCGAGCCCGAGCAGCGGACGGGCATTGCCCGACCCCCGCTGGTGGATACCGACGAAGGCGGTCTCGCCCTGTTCGAACACCACCTCGTTGGGGAGCTCGACCGTGCGCTCGAACCGCGACGCGGTGATCAGCGGCGTCTGATTCGGCGACACCCACACGATCGTGATGTCGCCGTTCTCGGTCATCCGGCCCAGCACCACGTACAGCTCGCAGGGGGTGGTCACCGTGTCCGGGACGTAGGTGACCGTCTTGCGGGAGCCGCTGTAGAGGCATCGGATGAACGCGCCCTCCAGGATGTTCACCGGCGGTACGTAGGTCGGCGCGAGCTTGGCGAAGAGCTGGTCGACCTGGGTGTATCCGGCGGCCTGGGTGGTTCGCAGGTCCCAGCAGGCCCGGTGCAGCGCGTTGCGGGGGAACGAGGCCTCCTCGGTGAGGTTCATCGATTCCCAGTACGGCTTCACCGGCAGGCCGTCCAGCACCACCTGGACGTTCGAGTTCGTCGACTGGATGATCGCGGTCTGGTTCTCGGCGATCGCCTGCGCGCCCTGCGCGGTCTGGCGGGCGCTCACCGCGTCGGTGAGGGCCCGCTCGGCGTCGGCGCGCAAAGAATCAGCCCAGGCGCTGAGGTCGATCAGTCCGCCGGTCGCGCCGGTCACGGCGTCGGCCAGGTCGGCGGTGAACTCGTTGACGCCCGCGTTCACGACGTCGCCGAGGTTGAGGTTCACCTGCGCGTAGGGCTGGTAGACCGCGCTGCGGGACGCCAGCTTCGCCGACTCCTCGGTGATCGCGGCCAGGCTGACGATGCCGCGTTGGCCGCCGCCTCCGGAGTACGCGCCCTCGGGCAGCGAACCGTCGGGGGCGGTCATTCCTCGCTCCTCGTGGCATGGCCCTCCCGCGCGACATCCGGCGCCAGCTCACGCACGTCGACCAGGTGGGCCAGCTCGCCGGACTCCTGCAGCTGACGCACCAGGTCACGCCGTTCGGCCGGGGTGAAATCGGCGACAGCGGGCACGGTGATCTCCGGCGGCATCGGCGTGCCGAGTGGAACCCAGTGCCCGGCCTGTCCGAGCCAATGCTCGCCGCCGCGCGCGGCCGGATGGTATTCGAGTGTCTGGAGCTGCGACTGATGCCGAAAACCCAGATCCCACAGATGCTTCGACCACTTGCCGAGCACCTGCGGCGGCACCAGCAGCGGACCATTCTGCGGGCCGGGCAACCCGACCAGAGCCCAGACGAACGCCTCTTCCGGGTCGTCGGAGTCGCATTCGTGCTGCAACGGCAACGGCATGATCGTTCCTTTCCTGGTCAGGCGCTGACGCCGAGGTCGTGCAGGTCGGACATGATGCGCTGCACGTATTTCATGGCCTTGACCACCGGGTCCGCCGTCGCGTCGTCGTTGCCGATGGTCACCTTCCACGCCGGGGTCACCCCGCGCTTCCACGACAGCTCGAGCGCGCTCACCTGCTCGACGTAGATGTGGCCGCGCGGCAATCCGGCAACGGTCGAGCCGATCCGGTCGCCGAGGAAGTAGTGGCCCTGCCCGTTCTCGCCGATCAGGTAGGGGGCGCCGTCGGCGACGGTGAGCTTGTGCCCGTGCTGGGCGCGCGTCGCCCACAACCCCATTCGCAACGCGACCAGCGAGGACAGCGAGTAGGCGCGGTCCGCACCGGGCTGGAAGTACTCGAAGTAGTGCGACCAGCCCATCCGCGGCGCGCGCAGCGGGGACTTGAACGACATCCAGGCCAGCAGAGTGTCGGTGTAGAGCGGCTTCAACAAGGTGTCGAGCACGCCGCCCATCGGTGGCAGGCTGACCCCGATCGAGATCGTCGAGGTGAGGTTGCCGACCATCTGCACCGCACTCGAGATCGCCTCGTTCACGCCGACGGGACTGCGCCCGCCGCAGTTGATCTGCACCGCGGTGGCCGGGCGCACGGTGAACTCGGCCGTCTCGATTCCGGTGTAGTCGCCGTCGCGGTAGACGACCCACGGGCTCGCGGGCCGGGTGCCGAGCCAACCAGGCTGGTCGTATTCCGGCGGGAAGTCGGGGTCGGGCAGGATCTCGGCGGTCTGTTCGCGCATGTCGTCGGTGAAGCGGGCCACCGTGTGCACCAGGCCGTCGAACAGCGTGCCGCCCTCGGAAGTCCCCGAGTAGTAGCCGGACTTGTCGACGACGTCGAACACCAGGCACCCGTGCCGCAGATTCGCGCCCTCCCACGGCGGTTGATCGCCGTCGAGGAAGCGGCGGCAGGTCACCATGAGCTGGGCGTCCGCTAGGGTGTGCTCGGCCATGTCGTGCCAGGTCTTCCACCGCGACGACAGCACCGTCCACACCGAAGTGTCGGTCAGGAAGTCACTCGGCGCGACCACCATCGACCAGGTCGACTGGTCCAGGTTCAACCACTGGCCCGGATCGAGCGGATCGTCGGGCAGGGCCCACAGGCTGGCTTCCTTGCGCAGGACATTGAGGAACAGCGCCAGTTTCAGACACCACTTCGACGGTCCGGCCAGCATGAACACCCGGGGAAACTGGACCGCCGCGGGCAGGAACGGATTGCTCCACACCTGAATCCACTTGAGTTCCTCGTAGTCGTGCATGAATTGCACAACCACGTGCCGCTGCCCGGTCTCGGTCTTCTGCAGGGTCGCGTACTTCATCCGCCCCGACCAGCGCGCGCCGTCCTTGTCGACGGTGATGTGCACGTTCTGCGTCGACCGCGCCGAGGTGTCCATGATCCAGCGCGCCAGGTAGTGCTCGGCGGGCAGGACCAGTCGCCCGGTGCCGGATTCGTTGAGCAGCCACTTGAAGTCGGCTTCCACTTCCGCTCGGGAGATTCCGCGCAGATTCCAGTCACCGTCCCAGAGCCGGATCAGTGGTTGCGCGATCCGCAGGTCCTTGCGCAGTCCACGGGCCGCGACGGCATCGCGGTAGATCTCCTCGACGCGGTCGAGTGTCTGCTGATCCGCGGGCGCGCTCACTGCAGCCCCCACGGACGCGACCAGTTGCGGGCACACCGCACCTGCACCGATGCACCGGCCGGAGCGCCGCTCACGGTGACCGGCACCAGCGTCTCCGGCGTCCACGGCGGAACGGCGTAGAGGAACATCTTGCCGTTCATCCGGGCCCACACCGAGCTGCCGTCGGCCGCCACGACCATCTCCTCCATCGGATCGGTGTCAATCGTGAGATCCTGTCCCGCGACGAGAGTCGGCAGGGTGAGGACCCGGTCGGCGTGCTCGTCGGCGGTGAACGAGAAGTCCGGCAGCGTCCACGAGCCGGGCGCGGAGACGACCCACTTCAGCCACATCGGCTGATCGGTCGGGTTGGACACCCGGACGTAGGCGGTCTCCGAAGCGGCCGTGGTGTCCGTGGCGGACACCACGATGTCGGTCACATCGTCCTCGACCCACCACGGCGTACCCGCCGTACAGGTCATCGTCACCTTCCCCCACCGCTTCCGGTGCGGATCACGGTCGGGCTTGAAATCCGGTTGCTCGGACAGGCGCAGGTGCAGGCTCCGGGTGCCGAAGGTCGTCGTCACCGACAGTTTCGCGTCGCGGTCGTAGGCCCAGGCCTTGCGCCAGGCGGAATCCACCGATTCCCAGCTGGATTCGCCGGATTCGAAGACGTTCACCCCGAAGACGACATCGCGCTGCAACCAGTTCGCGCCGCCGTAGCTCGCGCCGATCTGATACGCGGACGAGTTCCAGATCGTCTTCACCGGAGCGTCGTAGAGGCCGGTCGGCGCGGTCGCCAATTCGACACCCTCGCCGCCCTGCCCCGGACCCGCCAGCACCCACCGCGAGCCGTCGACACCTTCGAGTTCAATTGTTGCGGCCTCAGCCACAGTTCACCTCAATTCGGAACGGGACGATCTCACGCGGAGACCGTGCTATGACCAACGGCCGGAATAGGTCAGCGAGCGCTGCGCCTCGAAGGTCTTGGCCTTGTGGAAAGCGGTATCGATATCCGGGGTGGACAGGTTGATCGTGGTCGACCTGTCGACCCGCCGACCCGTCGCGCGCGCTGTGCCCGCAAGCGGTCGCACGGTCTGCGAATGGCCGGGCAGCAGACTCGCCAGCGCCCGCGCATCACGATTCATCGCTTGCAGCAGTGGGAGATTGGACTGCGCGGACCGCGCGTTCACGACGAACTCGCCACTGGACAGGAATGCCGGAATGACGTCGCCGATCGAGGAACCAGGCCCGAGGACTTCACCGCCGTCCTTGAACCCGAGCCACTTGCCGACCTTCTTGGCGCCGCCGCCGACCGCGTTCTTCGCTCCCCGGCCCAGGTTCTTGGCCCCGGTACCCACAGATTTCGCACCGCTAACGGCCAAGTCCTTGCCCTTCTTGCCGTACTCCAAGCCCTTTTCCGCCGCATACTCACCGGCCTTAGAGCCGACAAACGCACCGACACCGGCGCCGACCGCGGTACCGACCGGACCGGCGAACGACCCGACGGCCGCGCCCGCAGCCATTCCGCCCAACGCGCCGCCACCGATCGCACCGACACCTTTCGCGACAGCTTCGGTCTTGGTCTTCTCACCGCTCTTGTAATCGCCATAGGCATCGAAAGCGCTGGCACCAGCGCCGACCACGAAGTTCGCCCGGCTCGCGACTTTCGCGACCGTCGCTACTTTCGACGCGTTTCCCGCGTTGACGGGGCTGAACTTGTTCTTGACGGGCGCAAGTTTGGTCTTCTCACCTGAGCTCGCGGGGACAGCCGGTCTCCGGGGGCCGAGCGGAGAGTTCTTCGGCGCCGCTGGACGAACCCGATGCGCCGGGGTGGCTGTAGCCGCCCGGTGCTTGGGTACCGACGGCGGTCGGTACAGGCCGAAATTCGGTCTCGGATTGGCTGGTCCACCGAAATTCGATCCGGCGCCAATTCTGTTCGTGACATCGACGGTGGGCACACCGGGAACGACTTTCCGCTTGGGAATCGTCTCGATCCGCACATTCGACGGCGGTTTCCAGGTCAGCGGGGTCTTGTATCTCCATAGATTCGCCCGGTCGACTTTCGCGCCCTCGAGCGGGCGGTGCCGGAAAGTGGAGTCGCGGGCACGGCGGGACAGATTTGTCGCCCCTTCGGGAATAAAGACCTTCGACCGCCCTGAAACCCGAGAATGACTTTTCGAAAGTTTATCCGAATAATCACTCAGGGCCTGCTGGCCGATTGCCGTGCCGACGGTAATCCAATCGAACGGATTGGCGGGGTCTGGAATCAGGTTCATCAACATCTCCTCTGGGCCCGTGCTAATATTGTGCATGCGAAATCTGTTGCACGAGTACAAGACTCCCAAGAAGGTCTACATCAGACTCATCGCATACGGACTACCATTGACCCTGGTATCGTTTCTTGTTGCCGTCTACGGCGGCAGCCTTCCCGAATTGCTCTTCGGAAGCATCGGCACAGTATTCTTCGGCGGTTGTCTGATCGCGGCAATTATCCGACTGCTCAGCAAAACACCCGAGCTGATCCTGTACAAAGAAGGCATTTACAGCTTCCAAACCGGGTACATACCGTGGACAAACATCTACCGCGCAGATGTGCACACATCGATGATCGGGAGCGATGATTTCTTGGAATTGTACCTACGCGACCGGCGAGCGTACATGAAGACCAGGCCGATTCTGGCTCGCATCATCGCATACGGAAACCGGATGATCGGACACCAGTACGCATCCATCTCCATGTCACTCATCTACCACAGCTCCGCATCGAGAATCATCTATGTAATACACAGCAACTGTCCAGACGTGGAAACCCCGCTCAGCATGCTGCACGAAGAAGAGCATTAGGAATCAACCTGCCATGCGAACTGTGTTGCGCGAGTACAAGACCCCCAAGAAGGTGTATGTCAGGCTGATAGCCTACGGACTACCATTGACCCTGATCTCATTTCTTGTAGCCCTGTACGGCGGCAGCCTTCCCGAATTGCTCTTCGGAACCATCGGCACCGTATTCTTCGGCGGCTGCCTGATCGCGGCAATTATCCGACTGTTCAGCAAAACACCAGAGCTGATCCTCTACAAAGAAGGCATTTACAGCTTCCAAACCGGATACATACCGTGGACGAACATCCACCGCGCCGATATACGAACGCAGATGATCGGCGGCAATGCCTTCGTGGAACTGTATCTACGCGACCGCAGGGCATACATGAAGACCAGACCGCTCCTGGCTCGTATCATCGCGTACGGAAACAGGATGATCGGGCACCAATACGCATCCATCTCCATGGCACTCATCTACGACAGCTCGGGACCCGGCATTGTCTATGCAATACATAGCGTCTGCCCGGACGTGGAAACCCCGCTCAGCCTGCTGCGCGACGATCCATCGGACTCTTCGCGGTGAACTGATCGATCAGCTGTCGCATCGCACGCGACCGGCGTTCGGCCCGAATGACTTCGAGCGCGGTATCCGGGCGGGGAACCGGCCGTAACGCCGCATCTCCCCCACCGGCGGCGGCGATCACAGAGGCCTGCACACCGTGCACCGCGTCGATGATCGACAGCAGCAGATAGGTGTCGAGGGTGTATTCGTCCGGGCTCAGCGCCTCCGGCTGGTCGTCCGGCGATTCTACGAGCTGGTGCTCCAGGACGAGTTCGGCCAGTTCCCGGTCGGTGAGCAGGGCCGAGCGATAGCGCGAGCCACGGGGCAGGCGGTCCTTGAACCGCCAGATCGTGCGCCAGTCGCGCGTACGGTACTCCTTGGGCCCGAAGCATTCTCGGACATCGATGCCGCGCTCGAGCAGATCATAGTCGAGCGCGGCACCGAAGCGGTCCCAGAACTCTACGAGCCCGCGGATCCCCCCGGCAGTTCCCGGGCGCCTTCCCCGAAGAAGAAGGCGTACAGATCCTGCTGGAACGCCGTCCACTCGTCCAGCGGACGTTCGTCGAACAACTCGACCACCGCCGCGTAGCTCTCGCCCAAGGCGATGGCGAGTTGGCGCTCCTCGTCGGGCTCGTCGCTCAGCGCGAGCGCCTGGCGACGGGTCAGCGGTGCGATCACGATCTCGTCGGTGAGCATGTACGGCCCGCGGCGCACCGCGGCCACCTCTCGTTGGAGTTCGTAGAATCGCCCGCTCGGGGTGGACTTACCAGTGGGTTCCATGGGTGCAGTTCTCCGGGTGCTACTCGGGGGATTCCGTCGTGGTGGCGCGCACGACCTCGTGGCCGCGCGCGAAGACCGCGTTCACGAACGCGGTGGCGTCGAACACCTCGTACTCGTTGGTGCCGTCGGTCAGGGTGACCGGGTATTCGGTGGGAATGGCGGGCATCTGTGGCTCCTGTTCGATTCGGATGGTCGGTCGGTGCGGCGAATTACTCGCTCGCGGTGGCAATTCCGGTGTGCTCGAGGATCTTCTTCCAGCCCGCGCCGCCGAAACCGTGTGCCACGGCGTAACCGGCGGTGTCGTCCTTGAACGCCGTGAGCGTCAGCTTCTGGCTCATGATGTCGGTGGGCACCCACTGATCGCCGCCGTAGTTGCTGACCGCGACCTTCGGCAGCACCTTGAAGATGTAGATCGGTTCGGCGTCACTGCCGTCGCGACCGATCACCACGGCCGAGTAGTAGGTGATCTGCTCGGCGCTGGGCTGGGCGAAGAAGACCTCACCGGAGGCGGCGTCGGCCCGGACCTGGGCCAGGTTGGTGTTGGTGGCGAGCTGCAGACTCATCGCGTTCGTCTGCTGGGGCTCGAATTCGAGGGTGGTGAGATCGCTGGTCACGTCATTGCGCGACGGCTGCAGCTCACCGTAGGACTCGATCGGCGCCGCGGTGATGGCGCGTGCGAAGGCCACACCGGTCTTCTTGTCGATCAGACCGACCGACTTGTAGTCGGCGGGCAGAGGCAGCAGCGCACCGGAGGAATCGGTGAACGCCGCGGGCACGGCCGTGTACCAGGGCGCGAGGAACACCGCGGCATCGAGCGGCTTGAGCAGAAGCTCGTTGCGCGCGTCCTTGAGCTGGCTCAGGTTGGTTGGCATGGATTGCGCTCCAATTCGTGGAAAGGGACTCGCCGACGGTTACTGGCGGCGAGCTTGCAGCGAGAAGCCCAGCTCGACCATGCGATCGAGCGGATCCAGGTTCGGCAGGTCCGCCGACCCCTGACTGCGCTGCACGGTTGGGGGGAAGTACTTCAGCTCCTCCGGCGCGATCTCGGCGACCCAGTCGATGAGCACCCCGTTCACGTCGGTCCCGGCGACGCCGAGGACCGCCCCACGCACCTGCCCGGCGAGCTGCGTGGCGGGGCCACGGTCCGTGGCCACCAACACAACCCGCAGCTGTGCGGTATAGGTGACCGAATTGACGTCCGTCGTTCCCCGCACCTTCCTGACCCAGGCCAGCGGCAATGCCGCGTCGAGATCGCTTCCCGTCGCGGGCAGACTGGTCACGGTCGGGACGATCGGGGTGAGCAAGTCGACCAGGCACTGCTCGAAGTCCGGGAATTCACCCGGCACGGGATAGGTCATGATTCCTCCAAGCGAGGGTGGACGGTGTGATACGGACGGGAGGGGCCCGTCCCGGGCGAGGGGAAGTTCCGGGACGGGCCCCAGCCGGACCCCTTCGGTCCGCGACGCGGCGGCGTCTACGACCGCACCACCTGCGGGAGACGGGCACGCGGGCCGAAGGGGCGGGCATGCGGTGGGCTCTGAACCCGCGGACGTGTCAAGAGTTCTCCGGGGGCCGACCGCATGGGTCTGGGGTAGAGGTCAGATCTGCTCGTGCAGGGTGGCCGGGATGCGGTAGCGCGCGGGCGGCGGCTCCTGGCCGGGCACGTGCAGGCGCAGGAAGGCCAGCAGCTCGTCGATGTGTCGCTGCAGGGCGCGGATCAGTCGGATCGCGTCACGGAACCGTTGCTGATCGGTGGCGGCCTGCTCTTCCAGGGCCACCACGCGTGCGCGCAGCTTGGCGACCTCGCGGGCCTGCCACGCGGTCACCGCGCCGATGACGGTGGCGACCGCGACCCCGATGGCCTGTACCAGCTCAGGACTGAGCCATCCCTGCATCCGGCTCACCGCCCGATCGCCGCACCGGCGTGACAGCCGGTCTGATCAGCGCTCCGGCCAACACCGGAGTCGCCAACCCATACAGGACGAGCACGGATTCGATCCAGGCGGTGTCGACCTCTCGGCCGAGGAGATAGGCGATCACACCGGTGATCGCGACCAGCACGGAACGCACCAGCGCGGGCTCGGGAGCCTTGCTGATTCGCATGTTGATTCCTTTCGACAGCGCACGGTCCCCGGAGGGGAGCCGGCCGGACTAGACGATGAGCGGCGCGACAGCGGCGGCCAGCTCGGCGATGAGGCGTACGAGCGCGAACCACTGCTCGAGGGTGAGACCTGCGAACATGGCGAAACCTCCTTTCCGGGTGTTCAGAGACGACCGTTGGCGACGTCGCGGTTGAGGGCTTGGGCCAGGGCGGTGGTGTACCCGAGCCGGATGTAGTCGTCGGTGTGGCGGCCGTCGAACAGGTAGCCGCGGGCGTAGGCGAGAGCGCCTGCCCACTGTCGCCAGTTGTCCAGCGACCACCAGCGCTGCAGTTGATTCCGCGACGCGGTGTTGAGCATCTGGTGGGCCCAGTGCACGGCGGCGTTCGCGTCGGCGAAGCTGAAGAAGGCGCTCAGGTCGGCGATGGTGCGCAGCGGATTGCCGGCCGGAAGTGCGGTGATCGGGTCGCCGGGAGCTGCGGCCCAATACGTGGGGATGCCGTCGATCGGGCGCTCACCGACCACACCGTAGCCGCCAGGGTCGGTGTCGCCGAGGTAGTGGCCCGCGGGCCTGCGTGGATCCGCGATCAGCGCGCAGGCGATTACCTCACGACCGCGATGCGCACCTCGCCCGATCTCTGCGGCGAGGTCACCGGCGACAGCGGCACCTTGCGAATAGCCCGCCAGGACAACAGGATTTGGTGATCTGTCGACAGCAGCCAGCAAGGCGCGCTTGCCGGCGGCGACACTGTCCGCGTAACTCACCGGCGTTCCGTAGGCGGCGGGATACGCCACCATGCGGGTGGTGAAGATCGAGGTGTCGAGCGCGTGTATGAAAGTCTCGGTCACGCCGTCCCCGCCAGGATTCCAGGTACCGCCGACCACCAGAACGTCGATGGTGCGAGTCTGCCGGTTCGCGCGCGGCGACCTGCTCGACGACCACAGCGACATGTGAATTCCTTTCACGGGCGCCAACGACCGGCGCGAACTCTTGCGTTCATGGCAACGGCCACGTTTCTGGGTTGCGGTCCCGCTCCGGACGAGCCAACGCCCGGAGCGGGACCAATTCGCCCCTGCGCGGCGTCGACGTCTGCGACCGCGGATCATCAGCAGGAGACGGGCGCGTCAGGGGCGGGCATGCGGCGGGCTCTGAACCCGCGGGATCGAATGTTCTTCCGGGGGCCGACCGCATGAGCTGGGGCTCGACGCGAACACGCCGAGACGACGATGCCCCCGTTCCGAATGCGGAACGAGGGCTGAAAATTGTTGTTGCGTACTACTTCCGGTGCCTGCCCGGCGCCAGCTGCCGCAGCATCTCACCGGAACTGGAGGTCGGCCACAGACACTTGTACGGATAGTCGGTGGCCATGCCGGGGAGCCAACCCAGCCGATTCAGCAGATGTACGGGAATCATGCCGAACTCCTCGTTGGAGAGGTGCTGTAATCGCCAGCCGAGGAGGAACTCGGTCACGCCGAGCAGGGCGGCGACCTGCGGCATGGTGTTACCGATCTCGAGCGCGTCGCGCAGGTTCGCCAGCGGAATCAGCCGGTGCGCCACCACGTGGTGCACCTGCATCTCGATGCGCCCGCGCCAGCGTTCGCCATCGAGTGCCGCCGCCAGCTCCGGACTTTCGGCCATTTCGATGTGCGCGACGGAGTGGGCGATCACCTCGTTGCGCACATGGCCCGACAGATCCGCCTGAATCAGGACGGCGCGGTCGGCGACCGACCAGTAGGACACGAAGTCGTACACGACGACCGAATCGACCCTGATCCCCTCGTTGAACGCGCTCTCCTGGGCGTTGAACCCATTGCGCTGCATCGCCACATCTTGCCGGTCAGGCGCTACCGCATCCGACTCACCTTCAACACCCATGGGGTTACACAACTCTCACAACTCGCACACGATCACGACCCGCCGCATCATCACCACCCCGACGGTGTCAGATGCCAGCTTCGGGGTCAGCGTGAGCTGTGCTGCACTACCGCGAAGGGCGGGCGCAGTGAGCGCCAGCGATCGACCGCGCTGGCGACGACGTGCAGATCCGCGCCGCAGAGGTCGGCGAGGTCGACATGACCGGCGCGTGACCGTCCGGCCGTCATCCGGTCGTCCGCCCCGCCAAATGGCTTGTCGCCCGCACGGGTGGACCGCTCCTCCGCGGGCCTGCCCGAGTCGTCCGGAGTGAACGAGTCAAACGCACCTGACACAAGAAACCTCACCCAGCAGCCGAAATGAACAGACTCTCGGTCGAGAGCTCCTACCCGATTCTAGCGTCGAGCCCGACCTTCACCTCGGTCAGGATCTACGGTCGGCGACCCGCCGACAACGATACTTGGTGTGCCTCAGCAGATTTGGGCATACGGGATCCCGCTGCGACTATCTTGCAACACTCCCGCCACCGTGTCAACCTTCGGCCCACGAAGGGAAGAAGTCGCAGGTGAGGGCACTGCCCTCACTGGCGCTCGCCGCGCCCCGGGCGCGGAATCGGCATTGGCGTAAGGCTTTTCGACCCCCAGAACGCCGATGGGGCGCCGGCCACTTCGGCTGGCGCCCCATCGGGTCACTGCGTTCGCTAAGCATCTTTCCCACGGTGGCGCATCGGCAGCGTCCGGTGCGCATCCAGAACCTCGCCCACGACGTACAGCTCGGGCCAATTCGGCGCCCACGGGCCGGGAACGGGACGGATCAGGCCGGCCGCACGCAGTGTCCGCACGCGCCGCACGGTCAGATTCCGATAGCCCTCGCCCAGCTTCTGCGCGAGCTTGCCGATCCCGGCGGCATTGAGCCGAACCGCCCTGGCACGCACAACCAGCTCGTCATCCGCCGCGGCCGAGTCGAGGGGCGGGCACACCACCGCCACCGCCGCCCCCACGGCGGCGGCGATCTCGGCGGGCGCCGCATCGACGCCCTCGGTCATGGCGAGCGCAACGATGTTGCGCTGCAACCACTCCGCCACATCGGCGGTACTCGCAGCACCGTCGTAGTGGTGGCCGCGCTGCTCGCAGACCAGCCGAACCCAGGAGACCAGCACCGCGTGGAGGTGATCGGCCACGCACGCCGCGGCAGAATTGAACGGGAGTCGCTGCTCTCGCGAGCCGTTGCGTGTTCGGTAGTCCACCGCGCCGAACCGCGTCTGCCGCGTCCGTGCGTCCAAGAGATCCTGCGCCAAATCCGGGATGTCGCCGAGCATTCGGGCCAGATCCCGCGCGGCAGTTCGATCCAGATACAGGTGGGTGTCGTCAGCCCACCTGTCCAAGGGTGTCACACCGCATGAATCCTCACGCATGCGGCTCGACGCCGTTCCGGCATCGCTCGCGGCCATGTAGTCACTCCTTCGATCGTTGCGGGCCTGCGCCCTGGTCGCGCCCCGGACCGCGCCACCCGCGACGGGCGACACACCTGGGCGGCGTCGACTGGATGCCCTTGCTGAGCCCCCCAAACCAACACTCGTTGTATGCAACGTTGTTGCAAGGCTTCTGTCAAGCGGAGGCAAAGCCGCATTCCTTCGGTTGGGCTGCATCACAACAGAGTTCGTTGAGTACTGTTATGGCTATCAGCCATGCGGCAAAAGCCGTAGTGTTGACATGCTACGACCGATGTATGCACTTAATGCATCAGTGCAAACAATCTGCTACCCTCGCTACATGGTGAGACCACGGAGTGCGGTGGTTCCTCCCGAGGTCAGCGCCACCCTGCGGCTTGCTCGCAAGGAGCGTGAGATGTCGATGGACCGCGCCGCGAAGACAGCACGAATCAGCACCAGCCTGTGGACACAGGTCGAGAACGGCACCCAGTACAAGCGTGGACAGAAGGTCGCCGCCAGCACCACTGCCGAAACGCTGCAGGCCATGGCTGAAGCCGTCGGCCTCGACGCGACTCCCCTACTGACACAGGCGGGCCTGGAGCCCGTCCCGGTCGAACACCCCCGACCGCAGCACCAAGACGGCATCGTCGATCTCTCCGGACTCTCCGAGGGCGATCTCCGAATCGTGGCGGCGTACGTCAACGGACTTCGGGCGGCCAGGCACAGCTGATCGGCGACTCCACCCGGACCCCGGCACGAACAGCCCTTGAAACGACGAATGCCCCGCTGAGAGCGGGGCATTCGTCGAGTTGATGTCAGGCGTCCGGGTCGGTGGTGTCGTCGTCGCCGGCCGAGCCGGTGGTCAGCGCCTTCAGCAGAGCGGCGATGCCCTCGGCGGAGCCGGTGGAGGCCTCTTCCTCTGAGATCGCATCGGGATCGGTGGCGTCTTCGCCCGCCGAGCCGGAGCTCAGCGACTCGAGCACCGCGGCGAGGCCCTCGGCCGAACCGGTGGAAGTCTCCTCGGCGGCGGAAACGCCGGTGCCGAGCAGGACCATTCCGGCCGCGAGAGCGATGCCGAGGCCGAGCGTGCGAATCTTCTTCATGAAGTCATTCCCCTTGATATTGCGCATGATTGCCGACTACTCGCCGGACGGGAACTTTCTAACACGGATGGCTGACACCGCCCCAGCCCGAGCTTTTCGGGGCATTCACGACGGGAAGGCCCCGAGTTAGCCAGCGCGCCGAACATGTTCACTCCGAATCGAGGATTGCACTGTGATCCTTCGACGAGTGATACTTCGATCTCGCCACTTTCGACGACTCCCGCGCCGTCGTCGCTGGACAATCGTTCGAATGGGCGGAACACGCGGCCAGCGACCAGGCGAACCAGCATAGGGAGCCCTCACCTGCCAGTACGGAACAATGGTTACTACCCAGCTATCCGCCGATGAACGCCATGATTGATCTCACGTCATATCCATGTAACATTCCTCCGGACTGAAACGATTGCGGAACAGCGTTTCTCGGAGTCGTCTCTAGAGTCCTCCGCTGCCGATATCCGCACAGTTGGCCCAGTCGTTGCCGGGCCAGAGACTGCGGCTAAGCAGGGCAGTTGACCGTGTACTCCCATTTGGTCTCGTCCAATCCACTGACGCGCACAGTCACTGTCGTCGCATTCCCCGCGGGCAGCGATACCACCGCGGAACCGGTGCCCTCGTTGATGTTGTCGCCGACATAGCCGGTATCGAGCACCTGCGCACCCTCGTAGAACGCCTGAATTCGGTCCGGAATGTTCAGGGTTTCATAGGCGAGGACAAATGTGGTGGGCCCCGCCACACCGAGCTGGTGCACGGTGGTCGTCACGCCCGCGCCGCCGGACTTGGTCGACCGGTTGCACTGTTGCGCGGCCTCGGCGGACCCGCCACTCGCGCCGCCGCCGAGTATCCCGCTCCCGGTGTCGAGCAGTTCACCGAGAATCCCACTACCGGAGTCGATCACGCCGCTCCCCGTCTCACCGCTACCGGTGTCGGCTCCGGCCACGCCGGCGAACACGACGAGCGCGCACGCCGCCACGGTCGATGCCCCTGCTGTTGCGTACTTCAACACTTCCTCCACGCCACTTCTCGCCACGAGTCCGATCGGGTGAAACACGCACGGCGACCGCATGATCGCCGGATCCCCGAGGGCTCGATGTCGTCCCGTTCACCCAGCCCGATGGCTGGGCAGAGAAGTTCTAACACTCTTTTTAGAGGATGTGGTTTCCGTGAAATTCGGGAAGGAGAAAGTTCAAATGCGCTGCGGTTGCCATATTTTGACAGTCGGCAGTGTTGACATCCCGGCAATAACCCGTTGCCAGCCCACATGGCATCGAGCTACCCCTTAGCTCGCAGAACAAAGAACTGGTCAGTAGAACTAGCGATCCGATATATCCGATTTCGGCAATTGTTTCGCTAATCATCTCAGCGAAATTGAGTAATATCACAGCGAATTGCCGTAACGGGCCATCCGCGCCTGGCGATGCATCGGCCCCGGAAGCGACACGTGCGGTCGAATTACGTTGCAGCACTATCTATTCAGTCGGTCGGTTAGGATGAGGTCGACGCCACCCGCCGGATCGAACCGAAGCGTCGGCGCGGAAAGCCGAGGTTCTCCGACAGTGCGGGCACCACGCCGGCAAACCGGAATCCTCGGTCGAGGCGCCTATGGAGACATGCTCACCGGAGCCTCGTTCGCAGCGATTGCCGTCGGACTCTTCTTCGTGGCGCTCGGTGTCGCGATCGGTGAGTCGGCGATCGCGAAGACGAGCCTGCTCCCGTTCGGCGCGATCGGACTGGCCGACTACTACGCCGCGAAGGGTGAACGCTCGCCCGCGGTCCATCAGACGGGACAGCCGGGAACTGCATTCCTGCGGTTTCGTGGATGTGCGGAGACGCGGCCGTCGATGGTACTGATGGGCACAACACTGCGGCGCGTGAAAGTCCGCAACGAGACGCTGCGACAGTGTCCCCGATACTGATCTACCGGTTCAGAAGCTGACCGGCACGTTGGAACGAGACGCCGAGAACCTGCCCGATCTCACGAAGGGTCAAGCCTTCGTCCGCCAGCCGCCGAGCGGCGCGTTGAGCCGCTGCCGCTGCCGACGCCTTGATCTCATCGACCTTCGACAGCAACCGCTTGGACTCTTCCCACTCTTCACGTACAGCTGCTGGTAGCTCGATCTCGACGTCGACCTCGAAAGATGTGGGCGCCACCTCGAGCATGGTGGCGATCAGGTCACGCGCCATCGGCTCGACTTCTCGCAGATTTCGCGCCTGCGTCCACTGGTCGATCTCGGGAACATGGACAAGCCAGAATCGACCATCCCGCTCTGTGTGGGCGGTGTACTTCATTTCCGCCACCAT